TAGTTTCTAACTGTCTGAAGTTCTTAGGCTCTAATTTAGTTTCCTTAGCCCCTTTATTTGCATAATCTCCTCTTACCCATGTCTTGGTACTCCTTTTCGATGATCGTAGCTTTAAAACGATCTGGCTGCCTATAACATCGGCTATAATCAAGACTAATAACCCAAGCCCGGTTATTGCTAATATTTGCATAAATGATTCAAGCATAAAATGTCCCTCTTATTTTAATAAATAGTTGCATGTTTATTTAGTTGTGAACCTGTTAGCTTCTAAAATTGGAAGGTTAGCCTCAGTTGGTACATAAACAACAGATTTGCCAACATTAGTACCTGCTACGTCAGTAATCCAAAGGTACCGCAAATAAGCTTCATTATTTTTCAAGCTGTCACCTATGATTTTGTTAGCCTGAGCCACCCCCTTTGCACGTTCTACTTCAGCTTGGGCTAATAATATTGAAGATTCTTCCTTTGCTTTTGCTTCCTGAACTGCTATTTGTCTATTCCATTGCGCCTTACTTAACTCTGCTTGTCCTTCTTTTCCTTGTGCCCAAACGCTATAAACTCTGCTTAGTGCAAAAACACCCCAACCTGTTGCGATAACTACAAAAAGCACAATAGTTGCTGCAACTGCTGTGCCTATTATTTCTTTATTTTCTTCTGATAGACTCATAAATTCCCCTTTTTAATTTAATCGCAATAACTTTTGTTGCAAAACGGACAGCTAGTAATTAGTTCTGAACCGTCCAGCCTCATATATATTTGTTCTCGACAGTTAAAGCACACGCCATCTTTTTGAGCAAATAAAGGAATACCTTGTTGCTTGCATAGCTCTATCTGTCTGTGTGCTCTAAATTTAATTGTATTATCCAGCCCATTTTTGGATATATTTTCAGCCATTGTCAGTATGTTCATTTTTATCTTCCTTCTTTTTTGAAAGTAATTTATATTGAATCAAAGAATGCAAAAGAACCGGCTCCATTTGTTTATTTAACTCTTCTAATAATAACAAACTACTTTCCCAAGCTGCTTTTGTATCGTCCGACATGAGCCGCAATCCTTCGGGTTTTATTTTAAGAAACTGTTTTTCTATCATTAATAAGTATTTAAATCTTTCATATATGAGATTTAAAACTATTTGTTCAAATAATCCATGGTAATATTTATTAGAAAATTTATCTGCAAATAGTGATAGTTCTTCTATAGCATCATTCGTTATCACCATCATGCGTTTCTCTGTTGCTTCATCATTATCACCATCATGTTTTGTTAGTTCTTTTAAAATCTTTTTTATTTCATCTTCTTTAATGTCTGTATTAATTACTTTCATCATTTTGTTTCCTCCTTTGTTGTCTCTTGTTCTGTTTCTTCTTCTATCCATTCTGGCTCGTCTTTAGCCTTTTCTGCTTGAATGCGGTTATATACTTCTTCTCTGTGTATAATTACTTTTTTATCTGCATCAATTCCGATTCTTACTTGATAACCGTTTATGCCTAACACTGTAAACCTAATTTCATTGTCATTAATTATAATTGTCTCTCCAATCCGTCGAGTTAAAATTAACATGTTTATTTGCTCCTATATTTACACGAACACACCGCACAAAACATTTTAAAGTTGCTACGTTTCTTTTCATATGCCTTATTTGTCTTTAAGATATAGTTGAAACGTTTAGCCCCTTTATTTTTACATCTTGGGTTTTCACATTTAGTTGCATTTCCAAAATGATATTTTAACCAATGCCTAATATTGTCAGCTAGTCTATTCTTTGCTAACTGCATATTTACTTTTTTACTTTTTTTCATATTTACTTCCTCTCTTTAGTTGATAAAATTTGTTCCCAAAGCACATTTGTTTATTTGTATCATATTAGTTACTCCTTGGTTTAGATTGCTGACGTATTAATGCTAGTTTTAAAGCTAGATTATGTATATTGATTGATTCAAGCTCAGCGTCCAAAAATTGTAATAGTGCGGATGGTTGTTGGTCTGAATAGTTAAGATAGTCGAAATCTGTTACTATACTATCTGTATCTGTGTAAGTTGTTACGTTCATTGTCCTCGCTCCTTTATCATTTATTTAGTACCTAGTATCTGATAAGTGATATAATGTAAATAAACCTGTTGTGAAATCTACATCTTTCTTTCTTTTCTTCTTATCACTTATCATTGGTACTAATAATATCACTACTATTATTATATGTCAATACTAATTATCAAAATAATTTATATCAAGTGAAATATGTATGCTAATTATTGAACCCATATTTCTTGCTTAATCTGTCAAGAGAAATATATATTTCACCCTATTTCCGGTAATCACTTGACAAGAATGCAACAGTCATGCTACTAATAAACTTTCGGTACTAACAAGCCTCTTTTGCTTTTCTCCTCTCTTTTAATCTTTAATCTGTTAAAACATAGCGTTCGCACGCGCATCTTCTCAGCGCGGGTGAACAAGCGATCCAACGGCTTCCCGTTGGTATAGTTGCTTGTTGTGCTTTTGGTGATAGCTCTATCTTCTGTAATAAGAAATTATGAAAAATAGGAAATTTTGGCTTCTAACAGCGCAGGGTAAGCTACCTGTCAATATATACGGGACAAGAGAGCAAGCTAATCATCTTCTAAATACTCTTAACGAAGGAGTCATAGGCAGCCAATATAGTTTTGATCAAACTTTAGAATCTCAAACTCCCGAAGTACGTCAAAGTAAAGACAAAGAGCAATAACGATCATATGTTCCACGTGAAACTTGTCTATTATATCCTACATTATTTTAAGATACTATTAACTGCTTGATATATCTAATGGATTACGTAAAATACAAATAAATGAACAATTGCGCTAAGCAGAATACAAATTTTGAACGCATTATTCTTGAATATCTTAACGATAGAATACCCCTCTTTTTACAGAGCGAAACGAAAGAAATTAATATAGAAGACTTAGCAAAATACGTAGTTAACGAACTCCAACAATACGAAGAACTTAAGAAACAATTTAAGTTAGTAATGGACACACCTTATATGTCGGAGTGATTATTTAATGATATTTAATAAAGACTTATGCAATTTATGGAAGAGAAGATAGAAAACAAATATCATGATGAATATGTTTTAACAAAAAAGCAAGCAGAAATTGCAAGACAGAAAATTATTGATGAAAACATACGATTTAATGAAGTTATGAAGATGTTTATTCCATCGAAGAAATTAAAAATTAAAAATTATTATGGGAGCAAATGAAATGCCAGCAAAATCAAAGAGTCAGCAAAAAGCTATGGCGATTGCAGAACATGCGCCAAAGAAGCTATATAAACGTAATGCAGGGTTGAAGAAGATGTCTAAAGGACAGCTTCATGACTTCGCAGCTACTAAGACTAAAGGCTTGCGGAAGAAAGTTAAGAAGAAATAATGGATAAGTTACCGAGTCCTGAACGTATTCCTACAGATAATCCTAACGAGCCTGAAGGTGAGAATGAAAATTTGCCCGCGTTGTAACGGTTATAAGAAAATCTCTAGCATTGGTGGCATAGTAGCTGAATGTCCTTGTTGCTTTGGGATTGGTCATGTTGATGATAGATATATAGAGCCGGAAGAGATTACAGGATTTAAAGCTAATGATGACACAGAGACATTGGCTGAAGCTCTTGCAGATAGCAGCAATAAAGTAGCTATCGTAACAAAAGAAGTATGCAAAGCGCTAGTCTTAAAGAAGCTTGGGCGAGACGTAAAGCACAGGTAAAAGACAATGCCTAGATCTTCTAACTCTAAGCTGACACGGTCACATATTGATCAATTCTTACGTAACTATATAGATAACGGAATGAACGGAACTAAAGCTGTAGAAGCTATGCACTTTACTAATTCAGCTAATAGTAGTGCAGTAATGGCTAACTACATACTCAAGCGACCGTATGTAAAAGCTTATCTAAAACATCATCTTGAGCGTGCAGCAGAAAAGACAGGAGCAACGTTTGAGAACAAGGTTAAGAAGCTATGGCATGTTGTAGATAAAGGGATAGACGAGAATAGCGAAGGCATAGACGTAGAAAGCGCAAGAGTAGCAATATCAGCTACAGCAGAGTTAAACAAGATGCAAGGACATTACAGCCCTGAGAAACATCAGAACGTTAACCTTAACATTGATGTAGACGTACAGAAGGCTATTGCTATAGACAAAGAGATAGAACAAAAGATTGAAGAATATAAAACGGGGTTTTGATGAAGGCAGAATCCCAAGAAATCAATTCTGATATAATAAACCTCAAAGCTAAGTGTTTAGCGTCATTATTACATTTCATTAAGATATATTTTAAGGTAATGACAGGAAGAGAGTTTGCAATCTCTCACCCTACATGCAGGGAATCTCATTTTATTACAATATGCCGTAAGTTAGTTGATGTGTTCGAAGGTAGAACTAAACGATTAATTATCAATGTTCCTCCTAGATACGGTAAAACAACTTTGCTAATCCATTTTGTTGCATGGGCTTTAGCTAGATATCAAGACTGTAACTTTCTATATGTATCTTACTCTAAAGACTTAGCTACTAAACAAACTCAAAATGTAAGGGATATATTAAACTTACCTGCTTATAGAAACCTATTCGGTGTGCAACTTAATCAAGACTCACTAGCTAAAGACGATTTCAAGACTAGTAAAGGAGGAAACATAGTTGCTTGCGGTGCTGGAGGAACTATCACAGGCTATGGAGCAGGTATTAAGGGAGTTAACAGATTTGGCGGAAGTGTGATAATTGACGACATCCATAAGCCTGACGAGGCTTTATCAGACACCATTAGAGGTGGTGTTATCGAATGGTATCACAACACCATGAAGACTCGTTTAAATGATGGTGAGAACACGCCTATTATATTTATTGGCCAGAGAGTACATGAAGACGATTTGGCAGCTAGGTTGATTGACACTAAGCAATGGGAAACTGTTGTTTTACCAGCCTTAGACATGCATGAGAACGCTTTATATCCTGAGATGCACACACGGGAGCAGTTATTGCAGATGAAGGCAGATAATCCTTATGTGTTTGCAGCTCAGATGCAACAGAACCCACAGCCTGCAGGTGGTGGAGTGTTCAAGAAAGACTGGTTCTTTATGACAGAGGAAGAGCCAAAGATATTAGCTACCTTTATTACGATTGATAGCGCAGAAACTGCCTCTACTTTAAACGATGCTACAGCTATGAGCTTCTGGGGATTGTATAAAGTAGTACAGAACTATATTGAGACTGATGTTTACGCATTACATTGGATAGATGCAATGCAAGTTTGGATAGAAGCTAAAGACTTAGAAACTGAAGTGTTGGCATTTTACTCACAATGCATGAGGCATCAAGTTAAACCCTCAATTGTTGCAATAGAAAAGAAGAGCACAGGTGTAACGTTAATAGGTGTTTTAAAAAAGATTCAAGGTTTAAATGTTCATGAGATAGAACGTCCTGGAATGATAAATGGTAGGGCAAATAGCAAAGCTATTAGATTTCTACAATCACAACCTTATGTAGCAAAGAATTTAATCTCATTTCCTAGATACGGGAAACATGTGCCAATGTGTGTTGAACATTGTTCTAAGATTACTCTAAACGATACCCACAGATTTGATGACCTGGCCGATAATTTAAATGATGCCATCCAAATAGGGCTTATAGACAAAATAGTCATAGGAATGTTTGCCAACCGAGGAAAAACGGAAGAAACTAATACAATTGTAGCAAAAATCCTACAAAGTCAATCAAGAATTAGAGAAAGTAGGAGAAAAGTGCTATGGCAGAGATAAAAATCGGAGGCAAATGCAATGGCAAAGATAAATCTGAAAGATACCGAGTTACTGGAAAAGTATAAAAAGAAAGTGGATAGATGGAAGAAGTATTTTGATCACAACTATAAATCATACAACAGAGATAAGAAATTTCTATTTAAATCAACTATTAGCGGTGACATGTCAGCTACTAATAATGAGACAGGGCAACCTAATATTGAATGTAACATTTTAGAAGCTTTTTGGAGCAGGCAAAGAGGGGAGTTTAGCAAGCAAGAACCATCCATTTATGTAAATCCTGATTATAACAATCCGGTAAATCCTCAGATTGCAGACGTCATTGAAGACCACCTAAGGCACATAGAGTTTGAGCTAAGACGTGATGGAGATGCAGGAGAAATATACAACGACATGGGAGCTGGTGGTTTTGGTGTAATGAAGATTACTACAGACTACGAAAATGAAATGTCGTTCAAACAAGAGATTAAAGCTGCAAGAGTGATACCAGATTTATGCGGTTTTGATGTGATGGCTAAAGAGCCACACAAGGGCGACGGGAAGATATGTTTTGAAATATTCCCGATGATTAAGGAAGAGTTTGAAGAGAAATACCCTGACATTGAGTTAGGTGGCGTTGATTTCACAAGAAAGGGCACATCAGGTTATAACTGGTCATATCAGAACGACAAAGAGAAAATATTACTCGTATGTGACTTATACGAAAAGAAAAGTAAGAGAGTTAAGATAGTACGTATAGCACCTACACCATTTGTTCAACAAAACGGAATTAGACAAGTTTTAACAATGGAGCAATACAAGATGTTGCTTGAGAAATGGCATGAACTGGATGTGCTAGAACAAGAACCGCAGATAGTAGATGAAAGATATACACAGCAAGTAACCGTTACTAGGTATCAATTTATAGACAATCAGTTTATTTCGCAGCCTGAAGAGACAGACTATCCAGGATTACCGCTGATATTCTTTGATGGTAACTCAGTAATGATTAGGGAAGGGGACGACCAAGCAGTTAAACAAATAACACGTTCTTATTTCTGGAATGCAATAGGTGCTCAGCAGCTAATTAACGTCGCAATGCAATCTATTGGGAACGAAATGGAAAACACAATGCAGCATAAGTTAATAGTGGCAAAGGAAGCTATACCGCCAGAATATCTTGAAGCTTATACCGATTACCAAACTCCAAACGTAATTGTTCATAACGCTTTCTTAGATAAAGAAGGCGTGTCACCAGGAACTGTACCACTACCACCACCTAGGGAAGTAATGAGACAGCCAATGCCACCAGAGTTTCTGCAAACGTTACAGTTTGGATTCTCATTAGTGCAGAACATTCTAGGTTCATTTGATGCTTCATTAGGCATAAACAATAATCAGTTATCCGGTGTGGCTATTGTTGAAGGTGCAACGCAATCTAATCCTACAGCAATGCCTTTAATTAATAACTATATGATTAGCTTTACTCAAGCCATGCAGATGTATGTGGACATGATTCCTAAATATATGGTTGAGGAAAGAGTATTAACTGGTAGAGACGGAGAAGGTAAGAGCCAACAATATCCTGTTAATGGTAACAATGGTATTAATCTTAAAGACGGTTTTGGTCCAGGAAGTCTAAATGTTAAGGTAGAAGCAGGTCCTAACTTTGCTATTCAGAAATCCAAGATGTTGCAGCAAATTACTGCAATGGCTCAGGCTATGCCTATCTTCCAAGAATGGGTTAACAGTAGCAGTATGTTGCCTAAGATCATTAAACTTATGGACTTTAGTGCTGACGATACTTTCTATGATGAAGCTAAACAGTTTGCTGTCCAGAAGCAACAACAGATGCAGCAAGAGGCGCAGCAAAAGCAGCAAGAGATGATGAATAATCCTATTATGATAAAGGCTCAGAATGAGCGCATGAATATACAAAGGGAAGGACAGAAAGATCAAATACAGGCTCATCTAGGTGCTGTAAATGCTCAGCTAAAGACTGAGGAAATAGTAAACGAACGTATGGGATTACAACTCAAGGCCAAGCAAGCGCATGAAGAGGGGCTAGTAGAATTAGATAAGCATCACACCGAGCAAATTCGTGCAAACGCAGACATGGCTATGAAAGCTATTGATATGAAACATAGTCACGATATAGCCAAGGCACAACATGCGCATAAGGTGCAGATTGATCATGCCACATTGCATCACAAAGTAATTGATACAGTATTGAAACAACAGCCTAAAGATAATTTAGAGACGGACTAATACCTGTACAATCACAATATTGGGCGTCCTTCGTGCACTCTTTGGACGCTCAGTGTTTGATCTTAAACTAATTCTTCTTTAATAAGTTGACATGTAAGACATTTACTACAATAATTGTGCTAATTAGTTGATAGTTGGTTTATCAACCGTTACTTGAACGATATCGAGGGTGTTAAAATCCACCTGTGCTAAGGGTAAATAGCCGCAAACTCTAACGTTACTAGAGGAAATCCACCGTGGCGGGGTCAATAGCCGAGGGTTGAATTATGGTAGATGAAGTTTCACCAATTTCTCAAGATTCTAATTCTAATGTAGCTGCTCCAAGTTCTGATGCATCGACTGTAACAAGTCCTGTAACAATACCTGAACCAGCACCGGTACAAGAAGCTCCAAGAGAGAAGCTTATACCGCAGTCTAAAGTGAACGAAATTGTAGGCAGGGAAAAACTCGCTGAACGTGAACGAATCACAGCTGAGATGAGAACTAAGCTATTAGGAGAGCAGAAACCTTCTTTTGATGTAGATGCTTATAAACAGATAGCACGAGAAGAAGTTAAAAAAGAGCTCGAATATAGCAATATAATGCAATCTAATCAGCTAGCAGCAAAGAAGTTATATGACAGAATAGATGCTGCAAAAGCGAAGTACTCGGATTTTGATAAAGTAACGAAGATTTTAAACATTGATAATATGCCGGTTAATTACGCGCATATTTTTAATGAGTTTGATAACCCTGGAGAGATTTTATACGAACTGGGCAAAAATCCAGAGAAGTTAGGAACCATTACAGCGTTATCATACGATCAGAACTTAACAAAAGCCGTCCTATCAAAGATTTCGGAATCTATAAAGACTAATGAATCAGCGTTAAAGGAAATTAAGGCCAAACCTCCGCTATCACAAACTCAACCGTCAGTTACAGGCATAGATAATGGCACTATGACGGTGGATGATT